ACTGATCTCAGGTCTATTGACACCTGTTAAAGTCAGGGCCCACAGCTAGCGTGGGGGATCAATAGACCTGGGATCAGTCTATTACTGCTGGTAACTGCAGTCGAAAAACACAGTGGGAAGAGGCTGGTCATTGAGCAACGGTTGATTGCTTCGAGGGGGCGCACCCATCAACCACAAGACTTGCATCTTGGACTAAGCATCTAGCTAGTGTTATGCTGTGTATTAATTGACAGTGTCCAATCTCTGCAAGCCTCAAGCTTCAAGCTTGACAGCTGGTGAAGGATAGTATAGGATGAATTTAGAAAGGAATAATTATGGAAACAAAAATAACAGAAAGCACATCACCTAATTACAACGGTCCAACGGACCCGGATAATGATTTTATGTGCGCAACACAATTGCAGCGTATAGCAGACTCCCTGGCGGAGATCCTAAAGCTGGTGAAGCTGGACCAGGAAAGAATGAAAAAGTTAAATGACTAGAAGGATTGAGAGCCCAGTGGTTTTAATAAACCACTGGCGCTGGCTCGAGGCCAACGGTTACAAGAAGGAAGCGGCAAGCTGCAAGCGTCAGGCGGCAAGCTTGACAAGAAAGAATTATAATGATATAAGGGAGATTAAAGGAGAAAGAAATTATGAAAACAAGTGAAGCGTGGAAGCTGGTCGGAGGTTTAAGTAAACCGTCAAAGATGCCTGGATGGTCAATAGGTATACCAGCCAAAGAGTGCAAGACAGGCGGCAAGCTTCAGAAGGTCCCGGGCTCAGTCTGTTACGACTGTTACGCGCTCAAGGGCTGTTATGTTTTTAAGGTTGTTCAAGATGCGCAATATAGAAGGCTGGCAGCTATATCAAATCCGCTTTGGGTTGAAGCAATGGCAACATTAATTAATTCAAAAAAACCTGATGTGTTCAGATGGCACGACAGCGGCGACGTCCAAGACTTGGACCACTTACAAAAAATTTATAAGGTATGCCAGCTCACACCTGGCAAAAGGCATTGGATGCCTACACGTGAAGCGTGGATCAAAGATCACCTTCAGGACAAGCCAAACAATTTAGTCATACGATTTAGCGCGCCCATGGTAAACCAGCGGGCGCCTGCTTCGTGGCCTCACTCTTCAGAAGTTGTTGACTCAGGGGCCAGCTGTCCAGCTGCTTCTCAAGACAACGAGTGCAGAGACTGCAGGGCATGCTGGGACGCCACAATTAAAACAGTTTCTTATGGTAAACATTAAGATGGGGGGCCTGAAGGGTGAACGGGTAAGACCGCAATCTATACGCCCCCTAATAAAATTCCCGCGTGGAATATCGGATCAGGTCATTAGCTTAACTTTAGCCGACGGGTGTAATGGTAGCGTGCATCCTGGTCCGGGCCTAAAGCGTCAAGCTTCAAGCATCAAGCCCCAAGCTCCTGAAGCATCAAGCCGCAAGCGTCAAGCCCCAAGCACAAAGGCTCAAGCTTAAAGCCGCAAGCAACAAGCTCCTGGACCTTGCTCCCTAGAAAAAGTTTTACGGCACCCGAACCGAGGTGCTCAATGCAGATAAAAGTATTGTGTGGATGCTTCACATGGAAGGCAATTTGATGTGGACTAAACTTAATTTTATTCCCTTTGCATACCTTTAATTCTACTGTGAAAAAGTGGCCAGAATTATTACAGCCCAATAGATCGGGAGTACCATGTAAGCTATTATTTTCAAGTCTAATCCAAGATATTTGCGGTATAAATTTTTTAACTTTTGCATATAATTTTCTTTCCGGTTTCAAGGGAAGTTAGTAGTCCCGTTGAAGTTTTGTTGGCAAGATAAGTTTAGAAGGTTTCTCCGTTTTTAGAACTAATCTGTGCGCACTATGACCTGGCTGTCCTATGATTGGAACTGAATTTTCGTGCACTTCCATACGTCGGATAGCATGTAACTTTCCTCTTATCTCTACATAGATAACAGCGTTTTTTACAGCGTCGGAACCTTTTGTAAATTGACTTAAGAATAGTTGCAAGTCTTGTACTCTCATTACTTTTCTTGTCTCAACTTGTTACTTAAATCATCTATCACTTTTTTATAACCTTGCAAGAGATTTTCACTACTTTCATATTTAGAACGGAATTGTTTCCAATAATATATTTGTTGTTGTGCATCTCGTAAGATATCTTGATACATTTTAATTGTTAGATGTAGATCATCTATTTGTTTAGTTAAATCTTTCGGGCCTCTGTCATCTTTCATATCTTGACTTTATAGGATAGTTCCCTTAAATTGTCAACCATGGGTGTTCCAAAAAGATTAACAGAAATGCAACAAAGATTCGCTGAGTTCTTAGTATTCGGTGGACCTGACGGGCCAATGACTAAACGAGAAGCTGCTATCGCTGCTGGCTACAGCAAAGACAGAGCTATGCGTGAAGGATCAGAACTAACTAATCCAAAATACTCTCCACTTGTTGTAAAATATATTGGTGAACTCAAAGAAGAAAGACTTAGAAAACATGAAGTGACTTACGAAGGCCATGTTGCTGAACTTGCTAGACTTCGTGAGGCTGCACTAAAGAAAGGCTCTTTCTCTTCTGCTGTAAATGCTGAAGCGAACAGAGGCAAGGCAGCAGGATTATACATAGACAGAAAAATAATAAAAACTGGGAAACTAGAAGACTTATCAGAACAAGAATTAGAAGCAAAGATGAAACAAATTTTAGACGACTACGGACAATTAATTGATGTGACTCCTGAACCTGAAAAGATTGAGGATCAATCCGCATCTTCTGAATCTTCTAATTGAGTTTTAAGCATATCTATCATCCAATCATTGTCTCTAAACACACCCATCATGATGTTAGTTAATTGATTAACAACAGCTTCTTCAAACTCTGGTTTTTCTAATGGTGCTTTCTCTTGGTTAAGACCTGCAACTTGAACGGCTGCATGCATTATTTCATGAAAGATAGTGTTAGCCATCTCTTGTCCGCATAAATCGTGTTGAACTTGTATAACATTTTGTCTGTAATCATACTCACCAAAACAATCAGTTAACTCCCATTTTTTATAATTAGGTCTAACATATCTAATTTTGATATCTTTATAACCAACTCTAACATTGTTAGGTAAGTCATGAGTCTCAACTGGTATTGGCTTTGCTTTTTTTCTAAAGTGTTTAGTCTTCTTACGAATTTTCATATATAGAGTTCTATCACAGATTTATTATTTTAAAATATGCATTCGCGCGCGTGAACCGAAATTTGATGGTACATATTAAAGTGTACCAAAAATAAAAAGTGTACTAAAAAGTGTCCCATAAAACGCTATATTTTATGCGGTAAAACAGTCAAAAGTACACTTGGACAGCAAATCTTCGAGTCAAAACGAAAAAAAAAAAATAAATCTGTCACAGAATCTTATAGTACAGTTTTGGACACATTTCCGTCATAATGTAGCTCCATTACTGCCATTTTGTCTTCAGCTTCTGCAATTTTCTGTAATAGTTTGTCAACTTCAGCTGTAATATCCGGATGTTCTGGTATCACCAGCTCTTGCTCACTAAAACATTGTATCTTATACAGAGCATCTTGTATTTCTGCATTGTACCTGTACATTAGAACCTTTCTAAGTTTCTCATTCATCTTTGTCTTCCTCCATTGTTTCATTTCCACGTTCGTCTTTGTATAATATCCATGACTTCTCGCCATCGAAATAATATCCTGATATCTCACGATCCATTAAAAAAATCCTCCGGGTTAATATTTACTTTAGCTTGTTCTTTCTCATCATGTTTTAGGTCATAATACATGTCTAATCTTTTGAGAAACTTATGTTTATAGCGCCTTAATTCAGACCCATTTACGACAAATTCTTGATAATA